TTACAAATCTTACACCGCCGTCATTAAATTCAAACATAATTTCATTGAGAAAATCTTTATTATGGTAACATGTAACATATACGCTAGTTGTCCCGGGGTCGACTAAAACTGTCCATCGTCTTGGGTCATGCTCTCCGTATGAATTAAAAATCTTAAGAACTATAAATCCATTATCCCTAAGCCTTTTCATAAAATAGCTGGGTGTGCGAATTTTGTTTTTCGGATTACTCATTTGACTAAGGTAGATGCAATATATTGGGTATGTACTATATTATCAGTTGCCTGGAATAATACCACTCCTAGCTTTGGGTTTATCTTACATTCTAACTGCTTGACCTTCACACCACTAATTATTCTAATTATTTCAAAGTTCAAGCATAGTCCCGGGAAGCTAGTACCGTGATATTCACTTAACGGTATGGACATACTATCTACGTTATGACGGGCTTTATCAGTTAAGTCGCCAAAAACTTTATTGTTCTCAGTGTAGATATAAAGCTTATTACTTTCGGTAGCAAAGGTGCTCCCTCTTAGCAATTCTAACAAACTCTTATACTGTATTGGAAAGATGACAGGGAACTCCAAACTACCAAGTTTTTGTAAGTTAATTTTTGGTTTCGTAATAATTCCATCTTCAAGTAAATGATACTTAAATCGTATCTCTGTACCATTATAACATATGTTATTTGTATCTATGTTTAACGTAAAACTATTTGAACCTATACAGTCAAAGGCCTTTAGTACCTTTTTAAGATCTGCTATGTTCAAATCTATAGGCTTGTCTATATCTAGCTCTACTTTATATTGTGAAGACAGAATAACCGAACTATCAGAAGTACTAACAATAGCTGAGAAACCTTCCTCAGAAACTGTAATTACACAACTATCATTAATTTTACTTAGAGGTGAAAGAAAGCTGCTAACAAATAACTTTTTATCCGGTATAAAAACATTCACACTAACATTATACTACCTATTGCAACTTATCAACAATCTTATCTAGTTTTCTTATAATTATATCCAGCTTATCGTTTATGGTATCAGGCGTTATTTTTTTACTAAAGTCAAAAACGAGTTGATCGGGATCTTCTTGTTGAATAGGTGTGACAACTGGAGGGGGAGCGGAAGGAACTGGCGTAGGTATAAATGTAGCATGCAACGGCGCACTTTGAGATTGAATATTGACACCTGCATTAACTACGGTTGCCGGGGTTGGGGGTTCCTGAAAATTAAATACGTTTTTTAAATCAGTTCTAATTCCAGTAATATTTTTAGACGAACCGACAACAGTTTTATCGATTTCTTTTAATTCTGCCAGAGTAGTACCCAACAAGTTGTATATGGCTTGCTGGGCCTCGGGATTATCCGGTGTAAGTTCTTTAATCGATTCCATTAATCATCCAGGCCCTTGAGGAGCTGTTTGACTGTATCATCTTCTAAAATTTCACTAGAATCAGACGTCACTGCTACCGGGGCTTTCTCCTGCTTAGTAGGCTTGGTCTCAACCGACTCTTCTGAGCCGAAATAATGCTCATCGAGAAGCGATTTTAGCTCTTCATAACTCTTTACCGTAAACACCGTTTCCAAATCAAAAATACTATTATAGATAGTATCGTGCTTGGACTTTTCTAAACCTTCAATAGCCTTAGGCAGAGCAAATTTACTACTTACATAGGTAGGATAATCACCTTGTTGCTCAACTTTAATTTTTAAACTACTTCCTTTATCGCTCAAATCAAATATCCGAGGGCCAAAATCTTCAGCACCTTCACCCTCAATAGCATCCATAATAATTTTATGAAGCTGTTTACCGTATCGCAAAATCATAGTCTTACCATTATTTTCTGGTGTCACCGGGTCATTAATAATATAAGCATTAACTAGCCACTTTTCAGTACGAAGAATAGCCTTGGCCTTGTTCTTCTCTTCTTCTGTTCCAGTACGAAGCACTTTGTATCGATATTCGGCTATCGGATCTTTACCGCCAAAAGTAGTTGGGCTCAAAGCCGCTACATACTGGCCGGTGGCAAAACTAGTCCAGCCAAAAGTATAATAATGGTAAAAAGTCTTAGACGGATCTTTAAGATTAGGTAGAAGACGAACTGTATACGTATTGCCTGTTTCTAGTTTAAGAATATCCTTATTACGGGATTGTGTATTATTATTCTTGGTTAAAGCTGTTTTGATGCTATCAAACATCGATTTAGTGATTGTACTCATATAAGAATATTAAATGATTATTTTTATAAATCAACTCTTTTAATTATTTTTTTTAGTCCCGTGATGGCCAATATCTTAGCCTTTTGACTATTATAATATTTCGTACGGAACACGTCAATGCTATCATATAATTCACCTAGAGTAAATCTTAACAGATCCGGGTCGTGTTGTAATATTGTTTTTTCAAAATCCTTAAAAGCAAATAAATTATAAATGCTTACTTGTCTATTCTTGAGATGACCAATAAATTCATTTTGAACACCCAGCTTAAACCCAATATAACCATCTACTTCAATATCTCTTTCCTTACAAAAAGTTTTTATGAATTTTAACCCTTGTAGAATAGAATTAAGATGGTAGTCATCATCGGGGGATAATAAAAGTTTTTTTTTCATTGCCATACTATACACTTTAATTGCTTTTTGTGATGAATAGAACGGCAAATCGAAACCACTTTCCCCGGGGTAAATAGTATAGGGGGCTAGGAAAAATTCATTTATATTGACTAAATTATTCCTACTAAAGAAATTCTTAAGTCTAAGTACATGGGCATAAGCCTCTGTTTCCTCGAACCCTTCCCATTGTTTTCTAAGACGAAAAGGTAAACCGTTTTGAGAGCGAGAAATTCTTAAGAATGTGTTGTAAATATTTTTTTCTGAAACCATTAATATTTGCCTTTGTGACTATTTAAAAATTTCATTATATATTTGCTCTTACATAAAGAAGGATCAAACTCTAAAAAGATTTTAACCGCTGCAATATCATTATCAATATCTAACAGTTCCTTAAAAAGATTCTTAACTGTTTTGTTTTGTAGCATTAATAAGAGTATATTTGCAAGATTATATTTCTTATTAAAGCTTATACATACAAAACTACAAAATGTACGAAATAAATGCTCGGTTTCCTCTTGTTGAATATTGTTGAAATTCATATAATAACAATGACTTACTAAAATTTATATTCATTTACTAAAAAATCCCACCTAAATTTATTTGACAGGTTATGTAGTACCGCCTAATGAGGTTAATGTCTTTGAAAACTGTAAGGCCTCTTCACTCTCGTTGATTGTATCATCTTCTGAAATTTGTAGAGTATTATAGTCAATTTTCAATGAAATGCTGCCAAAATTTGGTCCAAATCTATTCTTGGTCATGCCAATATTAATAATACCGAGCTCTTTGTCTTCATCTTTTTGCCAAATAGATATAATGGCATCAGAAGTTGTAGCCAGTCCAATACTTTCTGAAATCGTTTCAAGACCGGGGTTATCAATATTAAATCCACTACGATTGAGTTGGGTGGCCGAAACTATAGGACAGCTCAATTCGTAACTAATCGCCCGTACTTGTTGGGCATTGTACAAAACCCTTTCATAACTATTGCTACCAGTGGGGCTATGCAGAAGATTTAAATAATCCAATACAATTAAATCAATATGTATGCCTTTTTGAATAAGCTTCTTTAAATAGCCTTTTAACTGATGAGGGGTAAGAGTGGCGGGGGGAAATTCTTTTATAATAATCTTAGATTTTTTACTTACTCCAATATCTTTAATTAATTGTCTAAGCTGTTCGGATTCCTCTTTAAGATGACTCAAAGGTATGCTAGTAACTGCAGAGGATAGTCTTCGCGCATACATCATTTCACTCATTTCCAGAGATATAAGAAGTACGTTTTTACCTTGTAATGCTACATTAGTTGCAATATTGCCTAGAAAAATGCTTTTTCCAACATTTGTTTCTCCGGCAAATACGTAAAGAGACCTTCCATTTTCAAGAAACCCCCCACCGAGTTTATGGTCTAACCACTTCCACCCCGATTTAATATGAGGTTCTTCTGTGTGCAATTCCGCCACAAACTTATCAATATCAGAGAATAATTCTAATCCCATATTTTGAGATAAATTTACACTTACAGCTTTCTCCACACTAGCCAATAAATCTGCACTATTAAGTTCTTTACTATCTAGTTTTTCAGCAGCATCTAATAGTGTATGCATTACAGCTTTCTCCTTGAGAAAAAGTTCAGTATTTTCTATTAATTCTGTCTTATGAAATTTTTTATCTATATCTACAAATAGGTTTACCACTGCTTTAAAGCTAGTCTTTAATTCATCAGTAGTTAGGTAAGCCTTTATTTCAGTATGAGAGGGGACATTGCCGTGTTCTTTGAAAAACTTAAGAATGATTCTCACAATACTCTTTATATCATTATTTTTAAAGTAAGCGGTATCTAAGAAGTCTATAATAGATGCTAAATACACCGAATCCGTAAGAATATTATACGCAATAATAATTTCATAGAAATCCAAGTCTAGATGCTTTTTATTATTTTCTTTTTTCATTCCATTTATTTCTAAAATATTCGTTACTTTGATTCCATAGCTTGTTGTTTAAATCACGAAGCCCCGGGCTTTGATGATTGACTAATATCGGCCACACTCCTAATTTAAGCTTTTTCAAATTACATGTCAAGCTAAAATCTATATCGTAATGGTGCCATAAAAAATTCTCATCAAATCTTGCCCCTGAATTATATATGTTCTTAGGATCAAAGGCAAGAAATACCCCATCAAGTATTGCTACCCTACTAGGTGTTGGTCCAAAGCTGGTTACGTAAAGCTGTGACTCATTTACACTGTGACCGGCAATACCGCGGTAATTCTCTTTCTCCATCATCCAATGCCACAAATTCTTTTCAATAATTTTTGGATTTAAGCCCCCGGCAACACCTATAACATCAAATTGCTCTAAACCCTTAATTACAGCATCAATACTGAGGTATTCCAGTGAAACATCATGGTGGCACAATATAATTGTATCGTATTCTTTATATTTTGTCTCAATTATATTATTATAAAATTTAGAAAGACCGATCTCTGTATTATTATATGTAATATTTAACTGTAAATCGTTCTCAGGGAATGTTTTTTCTAGAAAACACCCAGATTTTAACGGACTAATAGAAAATACTCCGACCATAACATAAATTATAACAAGAAGTTATAAATAATCAATACATGGATAAAGACGCACATCTTATTTTTGAGGCCTACAAAAATAAACTTCTTTCGGAAGCTCCACCTGCCTATGCGGTGGGTGATTTAGATATACCCGGTGAAAAGCTTAAGGACTTGCCAGGAGGCGGGTATGGATTAAAGAAGAAAGCTGAAAAGGACAAGCAGCCTATTGAAACAATTACCCAGAATTTAGTCAAAGCTATTCAAACAAAACTCTTTAAACCCGAACAACATACTGTTGACGGTGTAGAGTATTCACTTTTCTACCCAGGCAACGAAATGAAATTGCGTAGTGATTTACAAAACCTGGTACAACAAGAACTTGGTGTAGGTAAAACAGATGCTGCTTACACAGCACGGGTAGTACGTAACCTTCTTAATATAGTAGTAAAGGACACTGCTACCGGTGGGGTTGCCGCAAAAACAGAAAAGATTAAATCCGCAGTACAAGCAGCAAAAAAACCTACTACTAAAACAGAAACTGTATATGAAATAGACAAATCAGTGGTGTTGCCGGAAAAATCTATTAAAACATTAGTTATAAACATGCCAGATGAAGATGTTCCGGAGAAAGAAATACTCAGTGTGCTTAAAACAGCTCTTAATGAATACAATGATCGCCCGGGAATTGAGCCCCTTAAACTAAAATCTTTTGATCTTCTAGATAAACTTAAAGAATTAGGTGTTCTTAAGGAAAAGCAGGTTGAAAAAGAAGCATCAGAAGGCGAAGGTACCGGGGAAGTTGAAACAATTGATGATATCCCTGAGTATGATGATGCAGGTCAAGCGGCCAAAGAGCTAGGCTATATTAACAGGGGTAGGGGATTTGACCCAGGCAGTTTTTCTTTTGGCGATTAAGTAAAAAAAGGACTATCAAAGTCAAATTGTGATACTGCAGTAATGCCTTCGGGGGTAAGCTGAAATAAAACACCTTCTGGAAGCAATTCACATTGAGAAAACTTTACACTACTAAATTCATTATACAAATAATTAACAAAAACTGTGCTACCACATCGAGCAATATAGGTATTATTGTAGTTTGAGTCATAAATCCATACCCCAAAAGTGCCTTCTAGCAAACCAAGTACTCGAGAAGTAGTATCCACTGGTGTCAGTGATCCTTCTCCCGCTTTATATGATTCACTGAGCATGACTGGTATAATACTTGTATCGACAGGATTAGACCATTTAGGATCGAATTGTTCTTTTATTTCTTTAAAATTAGTAAGCACTCCATTATGGGCTACCGTAAAATTTTCATAGTTAAAGGGATGCGCCGTTTTAACATCATACTTTCTTTTTGAAGACGTAGGCGCCTGTGTATGCCCTAGATAAAGAACTATTTTAGCTTTATCTCGTTGAAACGCCGTTTCAACTAATTTTACATCGACCGATCCACTCCATCGATGAATAATTAAATCACCTTTATCAGTAACCAAGCATAGAGAGGTAGCAAAAGTACCTCTTTTTTTATTTAACTTGTAAAGAGTTAAAAATCTGTCCTTTTCAGTGGCGCCAAATATACCGCACATTTAATTATTATAATTTTCATATTCAATTTTTCTA